AAGGAGACTCAACATCAGAGAAAGAAGGATCAGTGATAAAGGTGAGTTGAGTGGTGTTACCAATCATCTTGAAGTATCCACGTTGTTGCTCAGCAGTCATGGTAAGCTGGTTCCAGATGTGCATCCAGTCACCATATTGACGATCAATTCGTTGACCTCCAATCTCGACCTCAACTTGGGCGATAATTTGCTCACCAGGGAAATCTAGCCAACGAGCATAGACACCAGTGTTTTGGCCAGTTGAATAGTTACCAAGGCCCATAAGTTGGTTAATCTCAGGAAGAGTAACCTGGAGATATGTGCGGTAAGCAAGATCACCATTTCTGGAGATCACGCACTGCACACGGCGACCGAAATCGGCTTGACCGTTAAAAGTTTGCTCAATTGATTCAATAGCAAAGTTTGTGTAACGTCTGTAAGTTACTTTCCAGAAAGTAATTTGAGGATTACCTGTACATTTCCTCTACCTTATTTTTCAATAAGGATTAGACTATATCTTATGAAGAACTCATATTTGCTTTAAATTCTGTTAATTTTTGATTTTAATATGAACTCTTCCGAAAACCATTTAGTCGTTGAACCTTCTTCTTTAAATTTTTGTATTTTATCCAAAATAAAATCCACCTTTTCAAAAGGTGGAGCCAAACTTTGATTAACATTTTTATCAACTTTTTTTAAAAGTTGAACTGGTATTAAATTAGACCAGTTCCAACATTTAAACTTTTCATCTTCGTTTGTTAAATCAAATTCACAAACAGGAATAATATGATCAATTGACCAAAATGAACCATAATTTTCCCAATTCATTTCTGAAGTGAAATTATATTCAAACCATTCTCTTAAATATTGAATATTACAACCTATATAATTCATAGTTGTGTCATTTTTATTTAGAACACTTCTTAACCGAGCAGCTAGTGATTTTTTTAATCTATAATTAACGTTTGTTATTCTTTCATTTCTACACCACTCTGTTTTCTGTTCTCGTAAAAATTCTGGATAACAAGAAATACAAATCTTTTTCTTATAAAACTTTTTTAACTTTGCAAAATCTTTTAAAACTTTTTTTTCGTTACATTTTTCACATTTTGCTAAAAAAGTCTCTGCTTTTTTTTGTCTAAGATTTTTTTTTCTTATTTTATCCAATTCATTCAAACATTTTTTACATGTTTTAGAATATGAATTTTCACAATATTTTCGATATTTATCAATATGTTTGGTTTGTATGCATTTATCGCATATTCTTACTTCACATTCATTTTCCATTTATATTACTATGTGTCTATAATTTTATATTGTTTAAAAAATATTATTTAAAGAAGCTTGGATGCTCATTGCCCATTTCTTTGAACTTTTTGTTCAAATCATCTTATTCATTTTTACTATACCCAAGTTTTTTGTCTTGGCCACAATCCTTTCGCAAGAATTGCTTAGTAGAATAAGCTTTAGGGGTTTCAAGCAATTTGATTTTCTCACCAGGGCTTTTCAAATTAGTCTATAGCTAATTTCCCTGATTAATGTCAGTGGTACTCTTTTATTAAAAAGTATCCACAAAGGGCTTTATGAATATCTTATTTTTTCGATATTCCCCGACATTTTTCTACCCTACAGGCTTTTAAGGTAAACATCTTGAGCGCCATAAGCGACGAGTTGCATTAGACCACCTCCCATTTTATAATATGGCTAAAGAAAAAAAAATTTTGGAAATTAAATTAATTAAATTAATTAAATTAATATTATATCATAAATATTTCACTTAAATAATAACTTTATTCAAATCCAAATTGGTCTTCATAAATTTAAGCAAATATGTATCCTCTAGGACTTCTTTTTTGTTTTCATGATGTTTTGTAAAGACATATGAATCGTTCCTTTTTTTTACAGACCATCCCTGCTCTATTGAATTAAAAAGAATTAACATTTTTTGGAATTTAATGGCATCAACTTTAATCTGTTCATTTTCTAAATCTTTTAAAGATTCTAAATTTACTTTAATATCCATTAAAGATAAAAAAGAAAACTTTAGATGTTTTTAAACTATAAAATTAAATACATGAAATATAAATAATATTTATATAATTTATATAATTTATATGACTAAAAAGTTAACAAAAAAAAATAGAAAAAATAGAAAAACTAAATCCAAAAGAGGAGGAGGAGATGAATGTCCTGATTTTGGTAATATTCCAACTAAAAAATGGGGTGCGATTATGGGTATGGGTGGTGGCGGTTGTGGGTTTGACATACATGCACTCAAACCTTATACTATAACTTCATCTTTTGAAGGTGATATAAATACACCAAATTTTACTGTAAAAAAATACAAACCAAGAGAACCATACCGTGAAATTGGAAGATATTGGGTTGATATTAAACTCGATGACAAAAATATACCTACAATAGATAAAATTACATACCAACAGGGTAATAGAGCTGAAATTGATCTAACGAAAAAGTGGTCCTATACGTTTCCAGAAGGACCTAAGAGAGAAAGTAACGAATTATTACTACGTAATTTAAATTTACCAGATACTATTGATCGAAAAGATCCATTTTCTTTATTTCGTTATTTTCCAGAGGGTTTTACTCCATATGAACCCAATATAGATGGTAGTGTAGATGGTAATACCCCAGTGTATAGATTAGAGGATTATCTAAATAATTCACCTGAAGATCAGGCACGCATTATGGAAACATTCAGAGGACCACCTTCTGGACCACCTTCTGAAACACCTTCTGAAACACCTTCTGAAACACCTTCTGAATCACCTTCAGTAATAACTAATGTAGGAGGAAAAAAAACACTACATCAAAAAAGAAAAAAAAGTAAAAGAAGAAAGAATAGAAAATAAAATATATTTTATATTTATTATAAATTAAATAAATTTTTTAAAATAAATATAAAAAGAATATGCCAAGTTTTAAACCAAAATCAGTAAAAAAAATTAAATATAATAAAAAATCAGCAATGACGCTTGATATCAAGCATAAGGAATTCTTAAATGAGTTCAATAAAGATAAAGAAGACATAATACCTGATTTGAAGCAAGAAAAACAGGAGTTAAAGTATCAATTGAAAAATAATAATCTAACTATTGAACAACGTCTTGATATTCAAGACAAAATAAACGATTTGAATGAATCTATAAAAGAAATTAAATTAAAAAAAAAAGAATATTTTCTAGACAATTCTAAATATATTTTTGAATACTTTGAAAATAAGAAAAATATATCTGAAGGTGGAAACACATCTATTCAAGTTGCAACAAATAAGACCAAAATGATAAATTCCTTTTTTAAAATTAAAGAAGCAATAGAAGAAAATTCTACTTCAAATAGCGAAAACAATAATATTGTTCAAAAATATTTGAGTAATATTGATGACGGATTTATTGATGTTAATTCGTTTGTATGTCAGACTGATATTTGTAAATTCTGTTATCAAGGAGAATTAATTCCTCTTGAAGATGAAGGTATAATGCTTTGCAATAATTGTTCTCGTAGTATTCCTTATTTAATAGAAAATGATAAACCTTCTTATAAAGAGCCTCCTAAAGAAGTTTGTTTTTATGCTTACAAAAGGATTAACCATTTCAAAGAGATTTTGGCACAATTTCAAGGCAAAGAAACAACACAAATTCCTCATGATGTGATTGAAAATATTAAATTGCAAATAAAGAAACAACGCATTGAATTAGAAAATATTACCAATATAAAGACAAAGGAAATATTGAAAAATTTAGGCTATAATAAATACTATGAACATATTCCATTTATTAAAGATAAACTTGGTATCAAACCACCCATTATGTCACCAGAATTAGAAGAAACATTGTGCAATCTTTTTGTTGAATTACAATCACCTTATTCAAAATATTGTCCAGATGATCGAGTTAACTTTTTAAATTATTATTATACCGCTTATAAGCTTTGTGAACTGTTAGGCGAAGATGGATATTTGGAACATTTTCCTATGTTAAAAGACCCTGAAAAACGAATGGAACAAGACGAAATATGGAAAAAAATTTGCTTGGATTTAGATTGGGAATATATACCAACTATTTAATTAATTATTTAATAAAATTATTTAATTACTTTACAAAATGTAAATAAATATAAAAAAATGCAAAATTAGCTAGAAGATAAATTTCACAATTTATTATATTTGATTCTAAAAATACAGCAGCACATAATATTGTTTGAATATATAATGATAAATATAATATAATGTTATTTGTTTTATAACAATGATTGAACATAAATAATAAAATACTAATAAAAACAATAAAACAATATACAAAATGAATTGTATTAGTATGGTCATATATTAAAACACCAATTATTCCAATTAACATAAAAAATATAGAAAAGAAAGAAAATATATCACATCTCAATAGTTCATAAATTATTGTTGTTATACCCATGATAGTCATACCGTAAAAGCAAATTTCATTACATTCTTTATTCTTTATAATACTTGAAATTGAATTATCATTTGTTGCATAATAATTATAAACATTATGTATGACATATATATAAATAATTATCATTAATATAAAAAGTAATTGTTTAATAAACATTTATAAATAATAATATTAAAGTTTTTATATAATAGCCGTAAAAATATTTTATTTTATTTTTTATAAAATTTATTGAACCTATTAATTCGGTTTATACGGAAACAATTGTAATTCTCTCGTATTGTAAATGGAGAAATTAGGATCGTAATTATTTGCACCTACACCAGAACCATAACATGTACCTCCCTTAAGATTTTTTCTTCGTGTTTGACACTTTTTAGAATGTTTATGTTTTCGTTTATTTGTTTTATTTTTTCTTATTTTTCGACGTCCCTTTCTAGTTCTTCTACCTCCTTTTGATGCACCAGGAGGTGTCTCATTAAATTTTATTGTTTTAATACTCGGATCTCTAAATACTTTATAAGATTTAAACATTATTTGACAATTTTTTACATCACTTGCGCTAAGACTCGATTGTCCCAATAAACCTCCTAGCATACTTTGTTTTGGTCTAGTATAAACAAAACTATCGTCAGCTAGAGCATTAATATCAGGTGGAATAGTAGCAGAAAAGTTACCGGCAGCATCCTTTGAAATAACGTAACAATCAAGCTTATTTTTAAATGATGGGTCTGACTTTAATAGACGTGCTTCTGTTTTTGAATATCCAAATTCTTCTGATGTTAATATGTGACTTAAAGTTTCTTCTGAGCACTCTGGAAATTTTAACGGACCGGTAGTCCAGTAGTTGTCTGCATCATAACTATATTTAAGTTGTGTAAGTGCTTTAGGGGGAAATTTCTTACCCATGTCTTCTTTTTCTTCAGCATTTAGATCATAAAACATAAAAAATGCAGGGTCATTCATATTCTGTCCTAAATACATAAGCTTAGTTTGTGTTTCAACATATTGACCAACTTTAAGTTTATTTTTAAATGCTTCAATTGCTGCTGGATCTGATGCCATTATATATATATATATATTTAAAAAATATAGAAAAATGATTTTAATAATTTACACCTTTTCTCAATTTAAACGTATATTTTTCTTCTTTTTGTTTTTCTTTTTTTTGATTTTCTTCTTTTTGATTTTCTTTTTTTTGATTTTCTTTTTTTTGATTTTCCACCTGATAAACCTGCAGACATAATTAAAGCGATCAATCGTAAAATTGTTTCCGCTGCAGACATAATACCAAAATTTAATTCAAATATATTTTCAAAAATGTTCTTTTTATCTTCTTGCAATGGCAAATCATTTCCATATTTTTGATTAAAGCTAGTTATAAAATGTGTTAATCTTTTCTCGTATTTTTCGAGAAATTCAAATTCTTGCATTCTTTTAGTTTTTTTGTTTGAACGATATTCTTCATCCTTTAAACTTTTTATTCTTCGTTTAATTTGATTTTGTTGTTCATCAATAATTTTAAAACAATTTAAAATATCTGTTAAATCTGTTACGTCTATATCACTACCATTGTTTCTAAAACTGTTTGTTTTTTCCATTATTATTTTAATATTATCTTCAATTGCTTTAATTGCATTTGATGTCCAGTAAGTTTCATTATGGAAAACTCTATTTGTTATCCCTGATAACGGTGTAAAACTTTTTAAAGGTCCAAAATTTTCTTTTACAGGTAAGTCATTTGCATATCTGTATTTTGATCCTTCTTCCATATATATATATATAAATATTTATAAAACAAGTTATATATATTAATTTATTATACCATTTATGATTTAAAAACCGCCAGGAAATCTGACTAAGTTCGCACCAATGCCAAAGCCAGCTCCAGATCTAGCAGTAGCACCCATTGATGGTACATAAGTGTCAAGAATGCTAAATGTAGCAGCTGCAGTCAAAGCGATCAATACAATTTCTTCAACATTCAAAGAACGTTTAGGGATAGCATAAGCAGCAATAGCCACCATTAAACCCTCAACAAGATACTTAATAATTCTTTTAACAAGTTCAGCAATGTTAATAACTCCGCTCATTATAATAAATAATAAGAAAAAAAATATATGTGCGATAAAAAACTTAAAAATAAATAGTATAAATATCTAAAATGGAACATTCTAAAGATAAAAATTCAAAGAAGTCAGGATTTGAGAGAAAAGAGCTAAATGGAAAACCAAATCCTAAATATGTTGATTTATTGGAAGAAGATAAACCAATTGCTGGCCAAAAATTTGTCTGTGTTTCGTTTTGTTCTCCGGAAGAAATTTTAAAGAAGAAGGAAATGTTTTTCTTTGAAGAATTCCTAAAGAAATGGGATTTGAATAAATCTATGGAAAAGTTTGTTCAATTCCTTAATTTTGTTTCATTCAAGTATAATGTTTCATTTGATGATTTGTCGAATGACTTCAAGGAATTTGTAAAGGAAGAAAGAGAGGCAATTTCTAAAACTACTTTTGAAGATGAATATAAAACATTTTTGGATAATAATGAAGAAGAACTACAAAAGAAGTTTGATATTGCAAATAATTTTCAAACAAACACTCGTGGTATCAAGATAAGAGGGTCTTATCCAACTCAAGAAGAGGCTGAATTGCGTGCTAAAATGTTGCGCGAGGTTGACGATAACCATAACATATTTGTTGGTCCTGTTGGCATGTGGATGCCTTGGGATCCAGAAGCTTATAAGACTGGTCGTGTTGAATATTTGGAGGAAGAGCTCAACCAATTGATGAGCGAGAAGCAGAAGAATGAGACCAATGCCAAGTCCGCTTTTGATCAACGTGTCAAGGAGACAAAACAGAAGGCTATTGATGAAAATATAAAGAATGCAGAGAAGTCTGGTAATACATTGACACAGACTATAGATGATGAAGGAAATCTTGTTGGTGTAAACAATGCTAATACACAAGAGTTTGCTTTGAAGGAACAAGAAAACATTTCGACCGCTGATATTTGTATGGAGTTATTTGAAGGAGAGAATATTGTGATAGGCAAGACAGATAATGGGCAAAGTCAGTTGTTATCAGGACCATTTGCTAATCAACCTTTAGAAAAGGTTGAGCCAAATAATTAACAACTTTTAGAAACAACTTTTAGAAACAACTTTTAGAAACAACCTTTAGAAAAGGTTGAGATGAAACTACATGTTTTCTTATATCCATCTCCTTTATCATTATTTAAGTAATATTTAACAGCAAAAATTTTTTAATCTTCTGTCTTATGTTTAGTCATGTAATTATTTTGAGAAAAATATAAAAAATAATTAAAGGTGCGGTTTTAAATCTTCAAGGGTGTAAATATCATTTATGGGAACATTTTCCTATCAATGCGTCTAATGAGAAGTATTTGTTTGATTGGTGTGAGTTAAATAATCCAGATACATATTGGAGAGATTATTGTTTGATAAAATATCCGGTGACCATTACTTTTGAAGATACATAAAAACTTTAGAAATTATATAAAACATAATTATAAACTTACATTTTTATAATTATTTACAATATTATATATATAAATGACCAGTAAATATCTTCAAACTGAAAGTGACTTAACTGTACCAGGTCGTTTTTTTTACAAAATTGATGATAAAATTAAGACAAAAATTATTTTTTTAGGATATTATGTGAATAAAATTAAAAATGGTCTTTCTCTTGGAATAATTTCAAGTAGTAAAGAAGTTTTCTTTTTTGCGTGTCAAAAAAATAATGATACTACTGCACTTTCTCCAGAAAGTACAATTAAGCTTAAAGAAGTAATTGAATGGAAACCTTTAAATGGTAAAATGACTAAATGCGATGATTTTTCAACTAAAAAAGGTCGTTTATGTCCAATGAAGGTAGATGCTTCAGCACCAGATGATCCGATTGATACAGAATTAGATTTATATGCAGAACCAATTGGAAACTTAAAAAAAATATATTACGTCGAAACACAAGCAGCAGGTAAAAGACGTCGTAATAAAAAAAGAAGTAAAAGACGTCGTAATACAAGAAGAAAAAGATTTACCAAGAGACATTGATACAATAATTAAATTTTTATTATATAATAATTATTTTAGAAATATATTATATATAATGTCTAAACGTGTTACAAACGAAAGTGATTTAACAGTTCCAGGTCGTATTTTTTACAGAACGAGACAAGATTGTTCTAAGGGAAACTTAGCATGTGAACCAAAGACAGAAACATTAGGTTATTATTATAAAAAAATCATTGATGGTTGGAAGGGAGCAGCATGGACTAATTATAGTTATTTGTTTTCATATTTTAAAGGGAATGTGGAACCAGATATACAGAAAAGTGTAATAGATAAAATTAATAATATATACAGGTATACACAAGGAAATCGTGCAAAAGGAGTAGATGTGGAACGAACTTATTTTGTAAATGATAAGAATGAAAAGGTAATGGAAATACCAGAAGATTCAGACTTGATTTATAAACTGAAACTTTCATTAATGCCAGTTAGTAGTATAAAAGAAATATTTTATGCTGATGATTCTGGACAATCAGCTGGTAAAAAACGTCGTAATAAAAAAAGAAGTAAAGGACGTAGTAATAAAAAAAGAAGTAAAAGACGTAGTAGAAAGAGATTTACCAAAAGACGTTAATTACAAAATGTTGTTTTATAATAAATAAGAGATTATTGTTTGATAAAATATTCTGTTACTATTACTTTTGTACAAACGTTCTACAGTTTGTAAAACAAAGTATATATTTTGTCGTAAATCTAAAAATACATGTGCTTAACTATTATTATAATAATAATTTTATATTATTATAATAATATGGATAATATAAAAAAAAGAAAACCAGATACAGAACCTGAACCTGAACCTGAACCAGATTCAGATTCAGAAACAGAAGTTAAAAAAAGAGAACATTTGTTTGATCCTTTTCCATTTCATTTTTCAGCTCAAAATGATGAACGAATACTACGTTTATTACCTCCAGATAAACAACATCTTATGAATGGTAATGATTATGAACAACTACAACTTATGAATGAAGAAGTTGGTGATTTAGATAAAACACATATAATTGGTTATCCAGAAAGCGCAAGTCTACTTTCACCTGAAGCACCAAATGATTTTAGTTTAATAGTTTTAATGTTGGCTGTTCATGGTAATAATCCAAGACCTCCAACTCGGATAAGATTACAGAGTGGTTGCACATTATTAAAGGCATCTGCTGTACCAAAAGGATGTGTATGCATTAATTATACAAATCCAGAAACTTTAGATTTATTTAATAGACATTTAATAGAAATTATACAAGGAAATAGACAATTTATTAATGATGGTAGTGATCAAAGACCATTATTTGAACATATTTGTCGTAATTATTCACGTGTGTATTTAGAAATATTAAAAAATATAGAGGAAATTACTTCAAAAAAATTAGGTTCAAGTCAAAAAAGTACTAAAAGAAGTAACGTTACTTGTATAGAAGAAGGTAAAACAGATGAATTATTTGAATTAACATATGGCGACCGATTATATAATAAATCATATGTATTAACACCAGGAGAAACTGAAATAAAAATTATATATGATTCTAGGTATCCATCAGTTAGAACAACAACTGAATTAAGTGAAAGAAGGCCCTTTTCAACTTTACATTCTTCAATAGATCAATCGTTTTCACTTCAAACTATATATGATTTTTTTCGGAATCTTGGATATAGAACAATATATATTTTTGATATGAGCTGTGATTCAGGTAGTATTAACTATCCGCCAGGTTTTAGAGGCGGTAAAAAAAATAAAAAAACTTATAAAAGAAAGAAAAATAAAACATTACGAAGAAAAAGAAAAATAAATAAAAAGAAATATACAAAAAGAATTAAGTATTAAGTTATTTGTATAGATTGTTATAAAATTAAATTACCGGAAAATATTGAAAACAAATAGTTATAATGTCGTAATCTATTTATTTTTGTGAATACTACTTTTTATTATAAGATACTCTTCAAGTAGTAATATTTGCTTTTATATTTATAAGCGAGAATTATAAAAGCGTTTTTCTACCATTTATTTGCCTTTTTGACATTAATTTTTGGACCAGCTCCGCGTTTTTGTGATTTATTTGGGTCATATTGTTCTTCATCGTCGTCATCTTTGAGACTTTTTGATAATTCCCAGAATTCTTTAGACCCTAATCTGAAGTCGTTGTGATTGTCTGCCTTATACCAGAACACTTGATCATGTAGTTTGTTGGATTTTGAGTTGTTGTTTATGACTAGACACTCATAATTCTCTGTACATTGATCCATGACCTGACAAAAGCTCTCAAATGTGGGAAACATACCAGCATAATTTTCATAAATACGCTTTCTATTGGCAATATAATTTTCTCTCAAAATGAAGACGTAATCAATGTTCGTTCTTAATGTTGGAGGGATACCAAGCGGATATTGCATTGTGATGACTAACATGATCTTCCAATGACGTCCGTTCATGAATAGAAGTCGCATCATTTTATCACGTGCCCATGTGTTGTCATAAAGGCAATCATCTAAAATAACAAAGGCACGAGGATCAATAGTGCTGCGTTTATAAGTCTCCATTTCCTTTTTAATTTGCTTCAATACAGTGCGCTGTCGCTTCAATATATTTTCAATAATTGCAGTATTGTATTCAGTATGAACGAAAAGTTTTGGCACCATTTTGCCGTAAAATCCGTTGCCCTCTTCTGTGCCGGAGATAACAGTGCCAATAGGAATATCTTGTTGGTAATAAAGAAGATCTCTTACCAAGAAAGACTTACCGGTGTCACGCTTACCAATTAGCACAACAACAGGTCCTTTATTTTCATTCGGCTTAAAACTAATACTTTTCATATCAAACTTTTTTAATTCTAGTGTCATATTTATTAAATTTAGAAATTATATTTTACTTCTTTTTACGCAAATACATAAAAAGTAAATCAAATAATCAATTTAAATTATTTAGACACAATAATATAGACACAATAATAAGTTAAAAACAGGGATAATTTATATATTATTTAGCTAAAGAATGATAAATGTTAATTATCAGAAAAGAAAAAATACTGAACTTTTTAAAAGTTTAGAAGATTCATCTTCCCTTTTTCTCACACAGGCGCAAAATTACATTCCAATTTATAATAGGTTCTTCTCATTGAATGATACAAATTTTAATGGAATTAATTTTAATAATAAATGGTTTATTTCAAGTGTAAAAGGAAAGATTGATGACGATTGTAATTTATATAATTGTAGAGTGAAAAGTATGTTGAATGACAAAGTAAAAGACAAAGAATTATTTTTCAAAATGGCACCATTATTGGACCCATATAAGTATTTAATTGGTAAATATAATGTAAATGATAAACGCATATTTACACTACCAAAATTGACATCTACAAATGAAGATTGTCATGCAAAATTTATAGATCAAAATAATTCGGCATATGTAGATGGATTATTTTTATATTTAACTAGTCAACTAATACATACGACATATTTCCCTCACGGTGTTGATTATTATGGGTCTTTTTTGGGTATTAAAAATAATTTTAGAATAAATGTATTTGATGATATAGATTATTTAAATAATTCAGAATTTTTCAATAAGAACAAAAACGTATTGTTTAAAATTGATAATTATGAGCATTTATTTCAAAATGAAGAAGCTAAATTAAAACCCATACATATAGATCATAATACAAGTGCTAAATCTCAGTTATCTATTAAAAGTATAGATAATCAAGTTTTTGAAGATGTATTTGATGATACAACAATAGATTTGAATGATTTAAAAAATATGTCTATTGATTTAATAGATATTTCAACTTCAAATATAATAGATAATATAGATAATAAAGATAATAGTCATGTTACATTGAAATCAAGTTCTACTTGTTCATCTAGGTCATCTCATACTGCAAATAACGATACAGAAGAACATACAAATGATGATGATGATGATGATGATGATGATGATGATGAAGATGAAGATGATGATGATGATGATGATGATGAAGATGAAGATAATGATGATGATGATGATGAAGATGATGAAGAAGATGAAGATGATGATGATGATGATCAAGATGAAGAGGTCAATGTAACGTTACCAAAGTTTCCTATTCAAGTAATTTGTATGGAACTATGTGATAATACATTTGACGAATTAATTATTAATAATGAATTAACACATGAAGAATGGTATTCTGCTTTTATGCAAATTATTATGATTTTAATAACTTATCAAAAAGCATTTAATTTTACACATAATGATTTACATACAAACAATGTTATGTATAATGAAACAGATAAAAAATATATTTATTATTATTATAAAAAGAAATATTACAAAGTTCCAACATTTGGACGTATTTATAAAATTATTGATTTTGGTAGAAGTATTTTTAAATATGACGGAAAGTTATTTTGCAGTGATAGTTTTCAAACAGGTGGAGATGCTGCAACACAATATAATACAGAACCATATTTAAATGATAAAAAACCACGTTTAGAACCCAATTACAGCTTTGATTTGTGTCGTTTAGCATGTTCAATATTTGATTATTTAGTTGAAGATATTGAAGAAGTCAAAGATTTAAGCAAATGTGATCCAATTAAACGTTTAATAGTTGAATGGTGTTTAGATGATAAGGGTATCAATATGCTATATAAAAATAATGGCGCAGATAGATATCCAGATTTCAAATTGTATAAAATGATTGCACGCTGTGTTCATAATCATACTCCTCAATCACAATTAGAAAGACCTGAATTTAAGGCTTTTTTATTTAATGGACAAGTAACTACAGATTTTGTTAATATTGATGAAATCCCTGTATGTATTTAGAATAAATAACAAAAACATCATAATATATTTATTATATTTTATATAATTATATTATGAATTCGTTTGGATTTATTATTATTAGACATGTTAATTCAGAAACTACAAATAAATACTGGAACCACTCAATAAAATTATTAAGAACTTATTATCCTTATAGAAAGATAGTTATTATTGACGACAATAGTAACCAATATTTTTTAAAAGCAGAACATGAATATAAAAACATTGAAATAATACAATCAGAGTTTCCAGGTAGAGGCGAATTGTTACCATACTATTATTTTATTAAAAACAAATTCTTTGATAATGCAGTAATTATTCATGATTCAGTTTTTTTCCATTGTAAGTTTAATTTTGATTTATTAAAAAATATTGATGTAATACCATTATGGTTTTTTAATTCTGATAAAGAAAATGTTAGCAACACTATAAGGATATCAAATTCTTTAAAAAATAGTTATTTATTACATGAAAAATTATCTAATAATCTTGTTGCAATGATGCCTAAGAGTAATTGGTATGGATGTTTTGGTGTGCAATCTTATATAAATCATGATTTTCTTTTAAGATTAGAATCCAAATATAGTATTACAAACATGATAGAACAAGTGAAATGTAGAGCCGATAGATCTTGCTTAGAGAGAATAATGGGTTGTATTTTTTTCACAGAAAATAAAAAAATTACTAAAAAAAAATCACTATTTGGTAATATCATGCAATATCAAACATGGGGATATAATTTTGACCAATATATGGAAAGCTTTAAAAAAGGCACTATTCCAAAGTTAGTTGTTAAAGTATGGACAGGGCGATAATGAAAAAATTTATAATATTAAAATATGGTTTCCAGTTATCAAACGAGTGTGTCGTTACTATAATCCATACAAATTTAAAATTTCTCCATTAATATCATCTTCATCATCATGTTTCAATAATTCAAATAATTTAGTTGGATGAAATTCTCGTTGGATTTTTGGTTCTCTAACTCTTTTCCACAACCAATCACGAAATTTATTTTTAAATTTCAAAGAATAATATAAAAACCTAAAGTTATGTAATATTTTAAATTTTGCTTTAATAGTATTAATATTTAGGTAATATATAAAATCATCTTCATCGTCGTCATCTTGTTCGTCATAATTTTCGACCTGGTCTCTATTGTTTTTATTCTTGCAACTATATAAAATATGACAAAATGGATTATTAGTTAAAATTAAAATTTCTAATTTTTCATTTAATTTGGGTAAATATGTTAATTCATTATTCTGACATCTTAAATATTTTATGGTTTCCTTCAAGTGAGGTAAATATGTTAATTTGTTATAACAACAATTTAGAGTTTCTATTTTTTCATTCAATATTGGCAAAAATGTAAGTTCATTATTAGTACAATCTAACACTTTTAAATTATCATCTAACTTAGGTAAAGATGACAATTTATTATCAAAACAACGCAATACTTCTAATTCAATATTTAATTCAGGTAAAGATATAAGTTGATTATCTCCGCATTCTAACTCTTTTAAATTATTCGGTAATTTTGGTAAATAGATAAGAAGATTATTGCAACAAGTTAATATTTTTAAACTATTAGGTAATTCAGGTAAATATATAAGTTTATTATTTCCACATCTTAATTCTATTAATGATTCGCTTAATTTTGGTAAAGATATAAGTTGATTTGTTTCGCAATATAACATTTCTAAACTATTCGGTAATTCAGGTAATTGTATTAATCTATTGTAATCACAATATAATATTTTTAATTTTGTAAATCTTGATAAATCTGGTAAATATGTTAAATCTTTTTGTCTTAAACTAATTTCACTAATATTATCAGGTAAACTATCTAAATATTCTGTTATATTTAGATACTTTTTATTTAGATACCGATAATACATGTAGGGTGGTGGTCCTCTTCCACCAAACCCTGTTCCTTCTCTCTCGTGATTGAATCTTGACATGTTATTGTATATTTATATTTAGGAATTATCATTAATTTTATTTCAATTTTTTTAAATCTTTTCATTTAATAGTAAATTCCAAAACTTAAACATATTTATAATGACTTAAAACATTTATATATAAATATATAATGAAATTTTTACATTATATATTATTTATAATCAATATTCATAAAGTTGAACTTTGTTTTATTCAGAACAAACACAAACCAATATGTGGAAATTGTAAATTTTTTATTCCAAATAAAAATGAATGTAGAAAATTTGGAGATATGAATATAATTACTGGTAAATATACTTATGAAAGTGCTGTTAGTGTAAGAAATGATGAAGATAAATGTGGTGAATATGCGATTTTATTTAAAAAAAATAATTTTAAATTTATTACTATACCTTATTATTTTATATTAGAAAATGGTACTATAATTTCTCAAATAAGTTATACTTTTCTTCCTTTTATTTTATTGTATATATTATTGTGTATATTGTATGCATTTAAAAAATAGCAATTTATGCATCTTTATCTAAATGAGAAAAGGTGTAAATATAAATAAAGGTGTAAATATAAATAAAGGTGTAAATATAAATAAAGGTGTAAATATAAATAAAGGTGTAAATATAAATAAAGGTGTAAATATAAATAAAACTAAAAATCAGGATTATCCGTAAAGACTTGAGGTGCACCTCCAACACTATGCATAATTGGATTTACTTGTTTTATCAAATAATGGGATGCGACTACACTAAAATATACTAAGAGTGCATCTCTAATTAATAATTTCAATGGTTTGCTTTCTTTTTCTATATATCGCATTTCAAGAAATTTTGCAATTAAAAAAACGAATGATATGATTGCAGCAATAATAAATATATTATCCATATATCTAATATATTTGTTAAATATTCTTATTTTTATTCAAACGCATAATAGTGGTTTAAAAATCTTCTAAAACCTCTATATCGTCTAGTAATAAATCAGGTAATAATTCAATATTTGGTTCTTCAATGTTATGGACATCAAGAGAATCTAAATGGAATACTTGATCAGAAATTGTCAATTTTACATTGTCATCTTCTTCTTCTTCATCTATTTTTCTTTGTTTATTTCTTATTTCACTAATTTGCTCTAATGTTGTAAGATCTTTTGGCGCATTAATAGATGATATTGAACCATCAGTTGACTTAACCATGTCTACATCGTTGAAACTCAAACTTGATGATTGAAGAGGAGTATTATTTGACACACCTGTAGCTGTTCCTTGTTCAACAACTGGCTGCATAATAGGTTCATTAATTATTTCTTCTTTAACTTCTTCTACTACATCTTCTTCTACAGTCTCATCCATATATGCTTTCAAAATGGCTTCTACTGGAATACTTTCACGTAATGTATTTAAAATACATTCTTGTACTATAATTTCTAATTCTCTATGATTTTTTTGAACTTGTAATGGTGGTATATTTATTTCAAATAAGTAAACATTTTTATATACTTTTCGTGCCACATTTATATATGTTTTGTGAATAAAATCATCTAATTTTGGAACGTTTATATCAATCTTCTTCTGCTTTTGTCCAACTCTCATAGCAGTAAGAACTTTTAACTGAATAATATGAACACATGTTACTAAATCTTCTAAATAATTACATCCTGATTTGTCTAAAATGCGTTTTCTCTCTGTTTCAATGATTTGAGTATTCCATTTTGGAATTCTTGAAATCAAATTCTGAAAAGTCATTAAATATTTATCATTCTCATTATTTTCATTACAAAGTTTTAGAGATTCTTCTAAAATAGATTTGTAACCATCAATGATTAATGGTGTCAAAAGGGTTACTAAACGAGCACCCCATTCATTTTTTGATTCATGAAGCGCGCTGACATTAAAATCGTCCATTTACATAAAACTAATATTTTCTAAAGATAATTCTGAACTCAAAAATAAAAAATTAAGTATAAATAACATTAACAATTTTTCATTTCTAAATTCTTTTCTTACTTTATGAAAGCATAATAGCATTTCATAACGTTTTTCAGTAGTTATTTTACTTTCTAAAAATTTTTGGTTTTCTAATAAATGTATAATATCTAAGGCACTATATGATTTTTCATATAATTTTGTACATAATTCCATTAATTCATTCAAACTAATTTTTTTTAAAGAATATTTTGATAACTCTTTTTTTAACCAATCCAAATGATGTGTCTTGATATGTGACATATTAAATACTTCATTTAAATTATATTTATATAAATTGACTGTAATCCCATTAACGACAAGCTCTGGAACATAAATTTCACAAAATCTCGACAAAATTGGTTTCATTAAATTATATTTATCTTCTGCAATTATAAAAAATCTCGTATTATGACTAAAAAGTTCAATACATCTTCGTAATGCAGATTGAGCGTCCATTGTTAGTTTATCCGCATTAAGAAGGACTATACTTTTAAAAATATTTCCTCCATCAGAATTAATATGTGTTTTTGCGAAAAATTTAAGTTCATCTCTTATAAATTTAATACCTTTACCATGTGAACAATTTACATACATTACAAATGATTTGATTTTCTCTCTATTATTATCATAGATTTTGTGAATAAATTCATTTACAAGTGTTCTTTTACCACTACCAGAGGGTCCATGAAATAGTAAATTAGGTATTTTTCTTAGTTCATGAAAGTAATTCAGTTTTTCTTTTATATTTTGATGAATAGGTAATGACATATAGACTATATTAAAATGTAAAGTGTTTTTATATTTTAATAGAACGTAATTATTTATATTTATATTATTTTATAGATTTGTTTCTTTTAGTTTAAACCGCACTACTTAAAGATTGAGTATAAGGATTATTTCTGAAAGCGTTTAAAATATCAGGTTGAATACGATCACAACCAGCACATTCATTGTAATATTGTGAAGCTCGAATAGCTCCATATGTTTGTGTAGAAGGAGGCATACTTGACAAGTTAGAATAAGCTGGATTTACTCTTCCATCTAATCGGTCTTGATCAGCTTTAATTGTGCTCAAATGCATAGATTGATTAAAAAGTTGTGTTCCACCTTGATTAGGTCTATTCCCAATGGTTTGCGACTTGATATCATTATTGTGTTGTTTATAAGCGGCACTATAGTCCATATTTCCAAAACTAGTTGATGAGCCACCTGCAGCGGTATAATATTCACAGCTAGAAGTTTCGCGTTGTGTCATATCAGGTGTAGAATAATTGTTAACATACATACCCTCTTTTTGATTATTCACATTAAAAGTTGGTGCATACAGAGTGGTTTCTTTATTAGTAGTAGTTGTAGTATCTTGAGGGTTATACACGTAACTCATCGGAACTGATGAAGTAGCCTCGCCATATATTCGTAAATTCTGTACAGTTTCACTTTTACGTGTAGGTCTGAATACATCCATAATAGGTGCAATAACAGCACCAATTGCACCACTAAATCCGCTTCTTAATGTGTCTGGTTGTTTAATAGTAGTCCTATTGTTTTCATAATTTGTATGACTTTTTAAAAAAATATCTGCACCATTTGTTGGTCCTCTACCCATAGCAGATGATGGGTTTACTCCATTACATGGTAATTGAGTACGTCTACTTGGTTCAAAATTTTCTGGAGCATGACCTGCCTTAATATCTACTGACACAGCAGGTCCCATATATTCATTTTCAATATCATTACGTCGTAAAACTCCCATTTCTTGAAGAGGCCTTAAGGTCTCACCTTTTTCAGCTCCAGTAGTAGTAAACCAACGATCTTGTGTATTAATAAAAAATGTATCAGGTCTTTGCTTTTCAATACGACCAATCATTTGAGCAGTAGCAGCTGTTTTAATAAAAGAATTAGCAGGTCCTTCATGATTAGTAAGCTCATATTCTAATTTAGGATTAGTGTCTACCCTCAATTGGTCAATTGTTTTTGGAAGCCATTTATCACGTGCTTCCATACCAGAGTTGTAACCATTACTTCCATTTATACCATAACCTTTGTCTAAACCTGGTCCAACAATGACACTATCGAATGGTTTTGTATTGTTATTTTTCATACCTGGATTAACACGTGATTGGTAAAAGTCACTTTGATTTGGCATACCATAAGCCCATTGCATATTGTCTTCAGGTTTAAATAATGGTGCTTGTTCTATTTTCTTGATTGTTTGAGAGCCAGAACCAATCATGTTGTCTAAAACAGATTCATTAATATTAACATCATAAGTGCGTCCTTTTACTTTACCACCATTAAATGGTATCATATTATTATGTCTAAATTGTTCAGAGTCTAAATAATTACCTGTCATTGAAAAAACTTGTTGAAGGTTTTGGCCTACAGGAACGTTATTTTGAACATTTTTTTGGTATAAATTTTGATTAAAATATTTATCTGTTGCAGTATTTGGGTTAGGGTATTCCTGTACAGTATCAACTAATTGATTTATATTGGAAACTGGAAAATTTTGTGGAGGTATATTTGTATTTGGTAAATAGTTATCAGATCTTACACCCAAATTACTTCTAATTCCCATATTTGTAAAATTTTCAGATTTATTTTGCCTGGTAGATTTTCTTATTTCTTTATCTGCACAAGTTTCATTTGTTTGATTTGATACTATATACATACCACCTAATGCTATTAATGGGATTGCTATTTCCATATTATAATATATATATAAAACATTTTAAATATATAGACATTTAAATATTTTTTATATTTTTGATATTTATTTACCATTTCTTCTCTCTAAATATATTTTTACAGAGTTACACGATTTCACAATGTTTCACAAGAGTTCGTTTGTTGGCACGTAGTAGGACCACCAACATAACCACCTCTTATTAAATTATAACTAGATGGTAGATAATTTTTAGTATCACTTATAACACAATCTCTTTTAGGAGTAAAATAATCTTTTTCTAAAATTCGAGTGCTTAAATTATTTTGAAATGGAATACATGTATTTACTTGTGGGTTCAAAGGGGGATATTCCCAAGCTACTTGCTCTAAATCACGATACCACCATGCAGGATTTGTTGCTCTAGATTGTGAAGTTGTTAAATCACTACAACTCGAATATTCTATAGCTATATTAGGGACATTAAAATTTTGATAATTATCTTTTCCTAAACAATCTCTACTAAGGTGTCTATTTACACCTTTTAAATCACTTTCTAAATTAATAGTATTAGTTCTTAAATTTGCACCCCATTTTTGTATAATAATTTGAGGGTCTTCCATATAGTATACATCAGAACCATTACCAGGAACATTTAAAATCCATCTACCTGGATCAGTAGACTGTTGTAATGATTTTTTAGTTCTTGCGTCATCGTATTTAAATCTGGTACTAGCCATTTAATATATACTTTTATAAAAAGTATAACAAAAATAACAAAATATATTTTTATAAAAAATATTAACAAAATATAATAAACTTTGTGAAAAAATATATAAATAAATAATATAAATAAATATTATGGAATTACTTTTACACCCTTGAAGATTTAAAATGGGACAAAATCCACTAAAAATCAACAAGGTTTGCCCTTCACAGAGCGTGTAAATTTTGGTTTTACTGGCTCGTCTAAACCAGTTGAAGTATTCTTGCTTCTTGATGCAGATATGGTTGTTGAAATAAAAAACTTTGATAAAATGGAATTGAGTAAAGCATCAAGTTTTTCAATTTTACAAGGTAGTGATACTTTTTATTATTATTTTTACACCTTTTAACATTTCAAACGCCGATTATTTATAATAAAATAAAATTGAATTAAATAGTATTTATTAATATAAATATTATTTATTAAAATGGTTTATATATACATACTTCAGTTAGAGCAAGATAAATATTATATTGGAAAAACAAGTAATCCACAATTTCGTATAGAAAGTCATTTTAATTTTAATGGTTCTGCTTGGACTGTCAAGTATAAACCCATTAAATTAATAAAACTTATTCCAAATTGTGATGATTATGATGAAGATAAATATACTAGAATTTATATGGATAAATATGGAATTCAAAATGTTCGTGGTGGCTCTTATGTTAAAATTAAATTAGATACAACTACAATAACTCATTTACAACAAATGAGTAATGGAACTAATAATAAATGTTTTATTTGTAGTAAAGAAGGACATTTTGCGAAAGATTGTGAAGAAAATGAATGTTGGGAAACAGAAAGTGATGGTAGTGAAAATATATGGTGTTGTGATTATTGTAAAAAAGAATTTACAGACTTAAAAAAATACGAATATCACGAAAAATATTGTAATTATTGTAATAAAAAATATAATAAATATGAAAGAGAAAGTGATGGTAGTAAAAATATATGGTGTTGTGATTATTGTAAAAAAGAATTTACAGACTTAAAAAAATACGAATATCACGAAAAATATTGTAATTATCGTAATAAAAATTATAATAAATATCATGATGATGATGATGATGATGATTGTTGTTTTAGATGTGGTAGAGAAGGGCACTTCGCATCATCTTGTTACGCGTCAAGAGATATAGAAGGCAATTATCTTAAATAATCGGCGTTTGAAATGTTAAAAGGTGTAAATATTATTTAAAAATATTATTTAAAATATTATTTTAATTTTTTCTAGTTTTTCTACCATTTCTAGATCTTTTACCCTTTCTAGATCTTTTACCCTTTCTAGATCTTTTACCCTTTCTAGATCTTTTACTCTTTCTAGATTTTTTCATTATGCCACCATCCGCGTAATAACCTGAATCATAACCATCATATTTAGATTTTTCTGGTTTATATTTTGGACGTTTAGCCCAAATCATCATAGGTGAATTCCAGCTTTTTTTCCAAGATTCGTCTGTTATAGACCTATAATCATTTAGGTTTTTTTCTTCATTAAAAAATGTACATCCTTCTTCTCCTTCTGAACCTGATTTATCTATACATTTAAGTTTTACATAACCCTTTACATTATCCAATCTATCAATAAACCAGTAATCTTTACCAATTTCAAATGGTTCTCCTTCTGGTTTTTTAGTATATTTAGTATTTAAATATTTTCTAGCTTGTTCTTCCATATTTAATATATATACATATAATAAAATATAATTTTCTAAATAAATCTCAAAATAAATATGTATAAAAACGAAACGCATGTTATAAGTTACTGTGTAAATGTAGATATTATATCTACATAAGTCGTTTCAATAATGAACGCTTTGCAATCATTTATACCAATTAAAATGTTAAAAGGTGTAAAAAAAACCTTTCATTGTTATTAAATACTAATTCCATTTGTCGAACCATGATAATTTTTTTAATTTATTTATATGTATAATACATACATATAAATAAAATTTAACTATAAAATTTAACTATAAAATTTAATAATAAACTACAAATATTAAAATAAAATTATGATGACGGAAGTGCAGCTAGACATAATTTGATTGATCCCAAACTAGCAACATCATACTTAACAACAAGCGGTAAATCGTTCTCCAAGTAGACTTCAATTTGTTGGCAAAGATTTGTACATTTAATAAAATATCCTAAATTCTTAAGAGAGAATTCACCTTGAATAACTTTGGAAGAGTCCTGCTTTAAAATAAAGCCCATACTGCCATCAGACTCTGCTCGATGAATTTCAGCAGATGCAAATTGTCCAGAACATTTGAATATAAGTTCATTACCTACAGACTTTATTTCCAGTTTGTCAGAAATGCAAGACAAATCTCGAATAATCTTTTGAAAATCGGCAGAAGGAAGGTTGATAATAGAAGAAAATTTGACATCTGGATATTGAAGTTCTTCTGGTTCTGGTTCAATGAGTCTCAATTTTTGTGTCTTGCATTGTTTAATCTCTCCATTCTCGAATTTAAGAGCTAAATGAGATACAATTCCATCTACATAATCGGAATTCTCAATGTATATAGTAAGAGTATCATCATTGTCAATTGAATTAATCAACTTGAATAGATGAAACATATTAACACCAATAATAATCTTTTCTTTTTTGCATTCATAGAATTCAAAATTATGTGAAGCTAAATGAAGATGTGCTAAAATAGTATGAGATTTGTCCATATTAATAATACGAATACCGTCCGGTTCAAAAGAAATGTTTGTTTCTAAAAGAATATCTTTTAGCGCTGTCATGAGTGTTCTAAATGGTGCAATTTGTACAGTCTTAATAGTTAAAACATTTCCATCAGTAGGTGTTGATATTTGAATTTTGTTTGAAAATGAGGCCATTTATACTTATTTTTATTTTACAATCTTTAAATACTTATGAATACAAATAATTAAGAATTAAACGCATATAATTTTATATGAAATTAATCAAAATACATATAAAATATAAGTTTACACAGAGTAAAATACGATATACAATAATGTAAAATCAATAATGTAAAATCAATAATGTAAAATCAATAATGTAAAATCAATAATGTAAAATCAATAAAGATAAATTTGTTATAATAATAAAAAAATTAATTAAAATATATAATTAATTTTTATGTAAATAAATGTTATGGTCTCACTGGGAGTCGAACCCAGGTTGTCAGATTCAAAGTCTGAAGTGATGCCTCTACACTATAAGACCATTTATGTTTCTTTTTACACCCTTGAAAATTAAAAATGGGACAATTTTTGATTGTTTTTTTTGTATTAGTAAAAATCTAAATGTTATATATATATATGACAGAAGATTTATTATTATTCAATATATCAAATACAGTTGTAAAAACATATTTATATTATAAGGGAGGTGGTCTTGGTTATAAATCTTTTGATATTAGAGAAGCTTGGTTAATAATTCCTAATTATTCAAATATTAAAATTATAATGAATTATTTATTCATACCTCTAAAACCATCATTATATAATTTAGATAAAAATGTATGCTTTTTAGATATTGATGAAAAATATGATAATATAAGAATATCGTGTGATTGGTGTTCTATTTGTAATGGAATTGTAAAAACTGCTACACAAAATATAATTAAAAATCCTAAACTATTGAAACAAATTGATTTTGAAAAATTAAAAATAATTGATAAGTATTTTGATTTTATTTTACTTGATAGAAAAGAAAAAATAATAAATCACACAATAGAAAAATGGTGTGAAAACACATTTGGAAAAACCACATTAGATTTACTTTTATTATCACAAATATATTTAAAACTTGAAATGATTGAATTACGATGGTGTCCTTTCAAACGAAGTAAAGAGTTTTATTACAGAAATAAGGACAACCGATATTTAGAACCTACTGAAAAAATTATATATAAAATTGGAAAAATATTATCCAAATACGAAACGATTACTTGTAATAATTGTCCTAAATTGGTAAATGAAAAATGGAAATATACAAAAAGCAATAAACAATCTATTTTTCAACCTTTATTGGATTATATGATGGAAGAAATTAAAAAATAACCATTCAAAAAATCGTAACATTTTAAATCTTCAAATCATTTTAAGTTTAATTTAATTTTTGTTGTAAACAACTTAACAATAATTCCTAAATACTGGTATGGATTTTCTACAAAATCCTTAATAATAAAATTCATTTAAATTTAAATTGCTGTAAAAGGATACAATTATATATAATTCGCTAGCGCTAGCTTAAAATGCTGTATCCTACAATATATATTTGTGTAGTCAGACTACACAATATATATATATTTGTATAGTCTTTAAATAGTTTTATTTAAATAGTTTTATTTAAATAGTTTTATATATTTTCTTTTGGAACTCTTCTAGTACCGTGTCCATATTTTTTTTTTGCTATTTTTGCCATACGAAGTGCTTTTGAACTTGGTTTACATCCTTTTTCTAAAATGTTATAATCTACTGCAGCCGCTTTTCCTGCAGTAATAGAACTAGCTAAACGTGCAACTCCCCATGATTGAGCTGTCTGGTTTGGTCTTGAACCAGAAGAAAAATATGCACCTTCTCCTTTATTAATAATTTTAGCTAATGCTTCTTTGGAACATCCTGTAGCCTTAACTAGTTCATTTGTGGCACCTATTTTATCAACTTTATATATTTTTTCTGCATTAATAATATGATGAGATTTTTTTGATGAAAATGAAGACATTTTGCGTCTTGTATAAAACTTGCCTTTTTTATAAAACTTTCTAGATTTTAATAATTCTCTCTTTTGTTGTCGCTTATCTTTTTTTGTTAACATTTTTGGAATATATCTTACAATTATTTTCATTATATATTTTATTATATATTTTATTATATTATATAAAAACTAATTTAAATACTTTAATAGAGTTTTTAAAAGATGACAGATATAGGAACAGAATGTATAAATACAATAAAAAATATATTAGAAAAATACAAAGAAAATGAGTATGTTTTACAGAGACTTAAAAATCATGTTGTTACATGTTTGCCAAATACTCTTGAAAATGAATTGAAATCATATGAAGAACGTGTAAATCGCACAAATTATTTAACAAATGAACAGCAAGTTTTCATTCAAGTATTTCTTAGTAAAAATAAATATTTTTATTTACAAACAAATAATTTATTTTACGAATATGATGGGAAGAAATATTTGATTATTAAAGAAGATGAAATTATTCACAAACTTCTCTCTTCTATTTCTAAGGAAAGAATTTTATTGGATTGGAAACATAAAACAAAAACAAGTATTATTAAACAGATAAAAGAGAGAAGTTTATTTAGTTCTATTCCAGAATCTTATACTATACAAAATGTATTAAATGTTTTATATCCTGCATTTTTTTCTTCAAAAAATGCAGCAAAATATTTCCTTACTATTATTGGTGACAATATTCTTAAAAAAAATCAGCATCTAATTTTCTTGGTAACACAAAAAATGAAACAATTATTAAATGAAATAGATAATGTTGCGTTATCATCAATCGGTAACAATAATACTTCACACAATTTTATGACAAAATATCATGAAAATCATACTTATGAAAATTGTCGTCTCATTAAAATAAATGAAACTTTTTCCAATGAAGTTTGGAGAGAATTACTTAAAAAAATAGGTCTTGATTTACTTTGTGTAGCAGCACATTATTCTAAACGTTATGAAATTTCAGATAACTTTATTGAAAATAAATCAGATGAAGAATTAAAAAACTATTCATATTATATTAAAAATTCAACTCAAACTACTATTGTAGAAGAATTTTGTAATAAATATATAATTTCTACAAATGATTGTATGATAGAATGGAAAAATTTGCATTTTGTTTGGAAACAATTTCTCTCGACAAGTCATTTACCAAGTATGATTTATTCTAATTATTTGAAACAAATATTAAAAGATATGTATTCATATGATGAAACAACTGATACATTTGTAGGAATTACCAGTAAATATTTACCAGTACATAGTGATTTTATTAAATTCTGGGAAAATACTATTGAATTATGGGAAAATACTATTGAATTAACTGGAAATGACACTGAAAATTCAATAACATTTGACAATGAAATAGAAGTAGACGAATTGTCTTCTCTCTTCAAACTTTGGGCAAAAGACCCAAACACCAAACCTTTAATGACAAATGGTACTATTAGTGAAGAAAATATTGTAAAGATTTTAAAACATTTTTTTCCAAGTATTGAAATTATTGAAGATAAATATGTTCTAAATGTATCTAGTAAGATGTGGAATAAGATTAATGATATTGAAACTTCTTTTAAATATATTAAAAAACAAATTGAAAATGAACATAAATTGGCTCTTATTTCATTTGATGACGCTTACAATTATTATTATAGATTTTGTTATGGTCAAGAAATGAAAAATATTGTTAGTAAGCGATATTTTGAAAAATATTTGTATTTTAAATTGGATAACAATATTGTATATGAAAAATTCATTGAAACAATATGGTTTGATAATATTTAATATTTGTAAATAATTTTGTTACATATTTTGATAACACAATTATTTTATATTATTATTTTTAATTGGCATTTCCTGCTTCAAATTGCACTGCATTTCCAGAGGTTCCAACACCTTCTCCGTTATAGTGACTGTAACCTAATGATTGACCTTTCCCACCTCTCATTTTGCGTGACTTCTTTCCATCTCCTTTCTTGAAGAGCTTGAATACACCTTTCTTAGGTATGAAACCAGCTTTAGCTAAACGGTTATTTTTTTTTGCTCTTAAAGACATCTTCTTTGATACGATACGACCATGTTTGTTGTATTTTAATTGTTTTTTTGTGAGACCACCCTTAGTATGGCGAGCAGTACCATTCATAACTTGAGCACGAGATCCGACAGCAGGCATTATATAATGATATGAGAAAATATATTTTCTATTTATAAATTAAATTTCTATTCTTACGCATTTAATTAAACCTGTTCACTGGAGCGGAACCACTTCCTCCTGGCATTCCTTCTGTCCTTCCTAAATAATTTACATTTAAAGGTTGCCCTAAATAAAAATTACCAAAATGTGTTGTCCCTCCTTTAGAAAAATTTACAATTTGAGAAATCCTTCTATTATTCGATAATCTTTCTGAAGGTGAATCTGAAATTATTGTACGTTTGTCATATTTATCAGGTACACATGCATCACATGTTAATTGATCTGAATTTGGAAAAGCAGCATTGTATTCTGCTATATAATTAATTAATCTTATTGTATTTGATTTTTTTCCAGGAGTAAATTGTCTTTGAGGCATATAAATAATATTTTTATTTATTTATTTTTATTTATTTTTATTTATTTTTATTTATTTTTATAAAAAATTGAAATAAAAAATGAAGTTAAATAGAATTGTATTATTATATCATGAGCTCTACGAACGACGCAAGTTTATCCAAGAAATATCAGAAAAAGTCAGCAATACAACACATTTTAGATGCACCAGACACTTATGTTGGGTCCATCGAGAAAGTTGAATCATTGCAACATATTCTAAATGAATCTGGAGACAAAATTATTGAAAAAAACATTGAATACATTCCTGGACTTTTCAAATTGTTCGACGAAGGTATAGTTAATTGTCGCGATCATGTTGTACGCATGTTGCAAGCTATAAATGCTAACCAACCCAACTGCGTTCCAGTTTCAAACATTGAAATAACTATCAGTGAAGACGGCACAATTACAATGCTAAATGATGGAAATGGTATTGATGTTGCTGAACACCCTGAACATAAAACTTGGATACCTCAGATGATTTTCGGTGAGCTTAGAACATCAACAAATTATGATAAAGAAGAAAAAAAAATTGTTGGAGGCAAAAATGGTTTTGGTTTCAAATTAGTTCTTATTTGGTCTACTTATGGTTCAGTTGAAACGGTTGACCATGTAAGAGGTTTAAAATATATACAAGAATTCAAAGACAACTTGTCAGAAATTGGTAAGCCAACGATCACCAAGTGCAAGAATAAACCATATACAAAAGTGGTCTTTAAACCTGATTATGCACGTCTTGGTTTAACTGGTCTAACATCTGACATGATTTCTTTACTTAAAAAAAGGATCTACGATGTTGCTGCTGTTACTGACAAAGCAATTAAAGTCAAATATAATGGACAGCTAGTTCCTGTCAAGAATTTTCAGCAATATATTGACTTGTATATTGGTGAAAAATCTCAGTCACCTCGTGTTTATGAAGACATTGGACCAGAAGGAAGATGGGAATACGCTGTTGCACTTACTCCATCAAATGAATTTGTTCAAGTGTCATTTGTCAACGGAATACATACTGCAAAAGGCGGTAAGCATGTGGAATATATTTTGAACCAGATTACAAAAAAACTCGGCGAATATATTGAAAAGAAAAAGAAGGTTAAAGTCAACCCAAATAGCATTAAAGAGCAATTGATATTGTTTTTGAGATGTGATATTGAAAATCCAGCATTTGATAGTCAGACAAAAGACTATATGAATACACCATCGTCTAAGTTTGGTTCAAAATGCGAGGTTAGTGACAAGTTTATTGAAAAGATTGCAAAGATGGGTGTAATGGATGCAGCTTTACAATTGACCGAAGTAAAAGAGAATAAAGCCGCCAAGAAGACAGATGGTGTCAAAAGTAAGTCAGTACGTGGAATTCCTAAACTTACTGATGCTAATTGGGCTGGCACTGAAAAATCTAAAGATTGTGTCATAATCTTTTGCGAAGGTGATTCAGCAAAGGCAGGGATTATTTCCGGATTATCATCTGAAGACCGTAATAGTATTGGTGTATATCCAATGAAGGGTAAGATATTAAATGTACGTGGTGAGACTATAAAGAAAATATCAGAAAACAAGGAAATTGCCGAAATTAAAAAAATTCTAGGTCTAGAAACTGGTAAGAATTATGAGAATATTGAAGATGTTAATAAGAGCTTACGTTATGGTAAAGTCCTCTTTATGACCGACCAAGATTTAGATGGAAGTCATATTAAAGGTCTAGGGATTAATTTATTCCAGTCAGAATGGCCTACTCTTGCAGCTATACCAGGATTTATTGGTTTTATGAATACACCCATCTTGAAAGCCAAAAAAGGTGCAATTGAGTTGAACTTTTATAATGATGGTGAATATAATACATGGAAGGAAGAAAATAATACACAAGGATGGAAACTAAAATATTACAAAGGTTTGGGAACTAGTACTGGCAAAGAATTTCGTGAATATTTTGAAAAGAAAAAACTTGTTGGATTTAATCATTCTGAAAAAAGCAACGACTCAATTGATATGGTTTTCAATAAAAAACGCGCAGATGATAGAAAAGATTGGTTACAAGTTTATGACAGAACTGCTTATCTTGATACTTCAAAAACAGGAGTAACATATGAAGAATTTATTGACAAAGAGCTTATTCATTTCTCAAAATATGATTGCGATCGTTCTATTCCTAACTTAATGGATGGTCTTAAAATTTCGTTGCGTAAAATTATGTATTCTGCTTTTAAAATGAATTTGACTTCAGAAATCAAGGTGGCTCAGTTTTCTGGTTACGTCTCTAAAGAAGCTTGTTATCATCACGGTGAAGCCAGTTTGAACGCAGCAATTGTTGGTATTGCTCAGAATTTTGTTGGGTCTAATAACATTAACTTGTTGATGCCTAATGGCCAGTTTGGAACCAGACTACAAGGAGGCAAAGATTCTGCATCTGAAAGATATATCTTTACACAATTGAATAAAATTACTCGTGTATTGTTTCCTACAGCAGATGACCATATCTTGGAATATTTAAATGATGATGGAACAATGGTAGAACCTATCTTCTATGCCCCTATTATACCTATGGTTCTAGTAAATGGTTCCAAGGGAATAGGAACTGGTTTCAGCACGGATATAATGTGTTACAATCCATTACAAATTATTGAATATTTGAAAAATAAATTAATGGGTATCACAGATGATGAAGAAGAATTTATTCCTTATTATGAAGGATTTAATGGAAATATAACTAAACTGTCAGCCGATAAATTCCTTATCAAGGGTGTTTATGAAAAATTGGAGGTTGACAAAATTCGTGTAACTGAATTACCTGTTGGTTATTGGACAGAGAATTTCAAAGAATTACTAGAGGAATTGATTGAACCTAGTTCACAAAAAGATGGTAAAAAAATACCAGCAATTATAAAAGATTATGATGATATGAGTAAGGATACAAATGTTGATTTTACGATTACCTTTGCAAAAGGTAAATTAGACGAGTTAGAAAAATCAAAAGGCGATCATGATTGCAATGGTCTAGAAAAACTATTGAAGTTGTATACGACTAATACAACAACCAATATGCATTTATTCGATGCTGATGATACGCTACATAAATACGAGAAGGTATCAGAAATAATTGACGTCTATTATGAAACAAGACTTAAATTGTATGGCACTAGAAAAGAATACATGATTGATGCTTTAGAAAAAGAATTAGTCATGCTATCGAATAAAGCAAGATATATTCAAGAAAATCTTGACGGCACTATTGATTTGAGAAAGAAGAAGCGCGAAGAGGTGAATGAAATGTTGCAAAGCAAAGGCTACGATATAATGGATAATGATATGGACTATAAATATTTGGTTAGAATGCCAATGGATTCAGTAACGGAAGAAAATGTTGCAAAGTTGCTGAAGAACAAGGGTGATAAGGAAATTGAATTGGAAAAAATCAAAGTGACAACTATACAGCAAATGTGGAAGTCAGAATTAGACGTATTGAAAGAGCAATACTTGGAATATAAAGAGGACAGAGCTAGGCTAATGACTGGAGGTGAAGAGAAAAAGAAGAAATCTGTTGTTAAGAAAACTGGTGGAGCCAAAAAAATTGTCATTACTGATGAATAAATAAATAATAAGTTTAATTTACTTGACTATACAAATTACTTGTTTCATCATAATGCAATAAATTAGTTAAAGAACCTTTACCAGAATAATTTAAATATAAATTTTTTCCATTCGTATTTTTAACATAGTTATTAAAATTTAAATCTACCATTGCTATATTACTTACAGAAACTCCTCCTGCATTGTTAAAACTACCTCCTATATATAAAGTATTATTATAAATTAAAAGAGAATTTACTTCAGCAGTATTATAATCTGGATTTGAAGAAGTAACTCCAGAACCTAATGCAGACCATGATGAACCATCCCACTGTGCTATATTATTTACAGAAATACCTCCTGCATTGTTAAATTGACCTCCTACATATAAGTTGTTACTACTTGTGTCAAATGCAATAGCCGTTACATAAATATCACCATTATTAGTAACTCCTGAACCTAATGCAGACCATGTTTGTCCATCCCATTTTGCTATATTATTTACAGGAACTTCTCCTGCATTAGTAAATTTACCTCCTACATATAAGTTATTACTTGCGTCAAATACAAGAGAACCAACTGAAGAATCATAAATTGGATTTGAAGAAGTAACTCCTGAACCTAATGCAGACCATGATGAACCATCCCATTTTGCAACATTATTTACAGGAATTCCACCTGCATTAGTAAATTTACCTCCTATATATAAATTATTATCTGTATCAAATGCTATACAAGTTACAAGAGGATTATTTCCATCATTAAGGCTTACACCAGATCCCAATGCGGACCATGATGATCCATCCCATTTTGCTATAGAATTTACACGAACTTCTCCTGCATTAGTAAAATTACCACCAGCATATAAATTATTAGAGTTGACTGCTAAAGTAATTACAACTGGAACATAATCAGGATTTGATACTCCACCATCTAATGCAACCCATGTTGAACCATCCCATTTTGCTATACAATTTAAAGTTCTATCATCAACTCCTGATACATCAGTAAAAAAACCTCCTGCATATAATGTATCATTACTAATATCTTTTACAAGAGAACATACTTGTGCATTAAATCCATTATTAAATCCACTATAATCAGTAGAACCAAAATTTTTTGAAAATCGTGCTACATAATTTACTGAAATATTAGATCCATCAGAACCAGGTACTGTGTCAAAATTACCTCCTAAATATAAAGAATACCCTGAAAAATCACTTCTAGCAAATATAATTGTGTTTACATCTTTATTTGGACCACTTCTTCCATTAGTTAAATTTTTATAAGACCCTTGTGTTACATTACTTTGTATATTATAATAATAAGGACTAGTAGATGAAGATGGCTCAGTTAATTGAAAATTGTTTAGCTTATATAATGTATTGCTAAAGCTAAAGAGAGATTGATTTTGTTCATTGATTGTAGGTCTGGTAGGACCTTTATCACCTGTAGGACCTTTATCACCTGTAGGACCTTTATCACCTGTAGGACCTGTAGGACCTTTATCACATGTAGGACCTAAATGTTTATTTTCAATTATACTAATAGTTTGTTGAATAATATCAATGTTTGTTTCTAATTCAGATTTAGCAACATTATACGCAATATCTTTTGCTATATTATACGCATCTTCATAACTTGTATCTGCACTGGCATTAGCACTAGCAGTAGCAGTTACTTTATTACCTGTATTAGTAAATCCAAAAACACTTGCATTTGCAGAAGCAAAAAACTTAGTTACGTCCATTATAAAATAATAAATAGAAAATAATAAATATCAAAATATTAATCCTTAAAATATTAATCCTTAAAATATTATTATTTAATATTATTCTTCAATACTTCATTCACTTTATTTTCGTCGTAATTCTCTCTACAATCAATAAAAGAAAACATATTTTGAATGTTAGTCTTGTCCCACATCTTTTCAAATGTGGTAAAATAGCAACACTCTCTATTAGCTAAATAAAAATTCCATAAATCGGTATTTTTTTGTTGCAACTTTACAAAAGCATTTTTGTCGTCTTTGTGCCAGCTACTTTGTGACTGAGCTGCAATATTCTCTCTAACTTGAATAATTACTTTTGTTTGTGGAAACAATTGTCTGAAACTACTTAATAAATGTACATTTTGACCATCATAACGTATTTCTTTAAATCCCCAAAGGTTAGTATTTAAATCTTTTTTGAACATAGCAATAATGAGTTCTTTTATTTTCTGTTCCATTTCTTGCATTTTATAAGAGTTATACCAAGCAGGCTTTACGTTTTTACTTATAATTTCTTCATAAGAGGCTGGATGATAATGACCAGGAACATACTCTCTTGATGTAATATGAAGTTTATTATAAAATTCGATTAGGCTATTGATAGCACCATAATTCTCTCCACATATATTACTGCCAGGTATGGTATTAATAATTCGTTGTAAAGTAGTAGATCCTGAGCGACCTGTTGCACATATTAAAACTATTTTGTCATCCATGATTGTATAATATAATACTTATTTATTTAATAATATTTATAAATATATTAAATAAATGTTTAAAAAGTTTGGCTCCCCTTTTCAAAGGTGGATTAGAACCAACTTTTCAGCTCTAATTGTCTGTCATTTTTGCTAGCCATTATTGGGTGAGAAATAGGCACTACTAAAGTGCTGACATCATTGATATATTTCATATATCCTTGAGCTTCACTATATACTTGTTGTATACAATAATCTAGAACCATTTTATTTAGTTCATTTACTTGTTGTTGAATATTATTGGGTTTATTTGCAGAATATTGCAAAAAGATGCTTCTCATAATAATCTTAAGTGTATCACAATCTTGATTACCAATCTCATATTGGCCATTTGAATGTTTATATACTCCAATTCTAATCCCATTTTGTAATTCTTGAATATTCTGTTGAGAGAAAAAAGTATTTGATAAAGAATTTGTTGTCCATAATCCTTGTGTTGGGTTCCTTAATGTCACACATTGATTTGCAGGTATTTTATCATATAATTTAAATAATGCTGAAGTATTAGGAGTTTTAATATCTACTCTACCATTATTTACTTTATTCATTTATAATACTCTTATAGAAAAAAATATATATAAATATATATAAAATATTATGGAAGGTTTTCAAAAAATTGTTCTTTATTCAGCCATTATAATATTGATTATTGTTTTAGTTATAATTGGTAGTACTTTATCTTATGCTAACGATGAAACATGGCCTCCTATGGTGCCAAGTTGTCCTGATTGGTGGATTATAGATGGTTCTGGTAATAATGCGACTTGTGTTGATATAAAGGATTTAGCAAATGAGCAATGTAAAGGAGATACAGAAGGACATCTTAAAAAGAACTTTAATACTGCTCCATATACTGGGTCAAACGGTAATTGTGCTAAATACACTTGGGCAAATACATGTGGTGTTGCGTGGGATGGAATAACTTATGGTGTGTCAAGTCCTTGTGAAACAGAATAATTATTATAATGTCAAACAAATACAATAATGTCAAACAAATACAATAATATATAAATAAATTATTAATTATTTATATAAAAAGTTTAGAATGTCAGATAATAATGAAATTATTCTTTTAACAAATATACAAAAGTTATCACATGATTTAGTAGTTATTATCAAAGATTATGTTCCTAAAAAAATATTAGCATTTACAAACAGAGAGAATTATTCATTGTATCATATATTTATTAAACATTGTATAATAAATTATGAAAATTATATTCGCGACACTATTCGTCGTGATAATTTTTTTGTATTTGAAAGAATTTTAATAGAAAATTATAAAAAATGGTGTAATATAAATCAATATATATATAAAAATATGATATTCAAAAACTATTTATATTTTATAATTCATTATTGCATTGAACATGACTCATCTAATTGCAGATACAGTATTATTCAATTTTTAAAGCAAAATGGATTAGATAAAAATCTACATAAAAAGAATATTGTAAAGTATATAAGATGGAAGAACTAAATATGAATCAAATTTTAAATAGAGAAAACAAAGCCATTTCTATTAAAGATATACTGCGCAATTTTGAATTAAATAAAAATAATTTACTTTTTAAAAAAGGTATTTATGTTTATGGAGATCCTGGAACAGGTAAAACTACTTTTGTTACAAATATTTTAAAAGAACTTGATTACGATATTATTAAATATGATGCTGGTGATATTAGAAATACAGCAGTTATTGAAGATATTACAAAACATAATATGTCAGACAAAAATATCATGAGTTTATTCAATAAAAAAATCCGCAAGATTGCTATTATTATGGACGAAATTGACGGTATGAATAATGGTGATAAAGGAGGAATTAATACATTAATTAAATTGATTAGACCAAAAAAAACAAAAAAACAGAAGCAAGAGGAGGTAACAATTAACCCAATTATATGTATTGGAAATTATAAAGTAGATAAAAAAATTAAAGAGTTGATAAAAGTGTGTAATACAATTGAATTATCTACACCAAGTAATAATGAAATTACAAATATCATAAAACATTTATTACCTAATATTGATATATCACTAGAAACAAAAATAATTTCATTTGTTCAAGGAGATTTAAGAAAGTTAAATAGTATTTATATGCTTTATAAAAATAATCCAGAGTTTTTTACAATTGATATAATAGAAAACTTATTACAAATTAAATCATATAATGAAGATACTAAAAATATTACAAATAAATTAATTAACAATTATTATACATTAGATCAACATAATAATATTATGAATGAAACTGACAGAACAAGCATTGGTCTTTTATGGCATGAAAATATAATTGATGTTATTGAAAAAGTTGATAAAAAAATATCTGTACCATTTTATATTCAACAACTTGAAAATATTTGTTTTGCTGATTATATTGATAGAATTACTTTTCAAAAACAAATATGGCAATTTAATGAAATGAGTTCTTTAATTAAAACCTTTAAAAATAATAAAAATTATCATGAACAATTTAAATCTAAACAAAAACATAATGCATCTGATATTAGGTTTACAAAGGTTTTGACAAAATATTCTACTGAATATAATAATACACTATTTATACAAAAATTATGTCAAAACCTTGGGATGGATAAGAAAGATCTTATTGGTTTTTTTATGAAAATTAAAAATAATAATGATGATAATGAAATTTCTCATCTGTTAGAAAATTCTGAAATCAATAAATTAGACATTCAACGTATTTATAGATATATTGAAAAGTATATCAAAGAAAACGCTACTGGAACATTAGAAAAAGAAATTGAAGAAGAAGAAGAAGAAATTATAGAAGAAATTATAGAATAACCAATTTAGTATTTTA